TTTATCTCCTACCTTGATCTTGCCCTTAATTGCTTGATTGTCTGACTCTGAAGAAAAGAGTTTAACAATACATGAGGAATAAAACTTAGTAGCCTGACCACCAGAAGGCTGCTGGCTAGTATACATAGCATTAATATTGTTACGAGACTGAGAAATAAGAACAAGCAGAGTTGGCTTAACCTTATTGTTTGCATAGTTAAGCATTTTCCATGCGTTACTAAAGTCACGGGATTCGGCTCCAATCTGTTTAGTGTTTTCTAATGCCTTCATTTCATCTGTATCTTTTTCAAAATAGATTGCAGGAAGCATTGATGTAATAGAGTCTACCACAATTAGGTCTACTCCAGCATTCATTAGTCCAACGCCAACATCTACCATGTCACTAATAGTTCTTGCTTGTGAGTAGATTAGTTTTTCTGGATCTACCCCAAGAGTTCTAGCCCAGTCTTCTGAGTATGACATTTCTGAATCAATCCACGCACACAGTTTACCTTCGGCTTGTGCTAGAGCAATCATCTGAAGGCACATAGAAGACTTTGCAGAGGACTTAGAGCCCCAGATAAGAACTTGTCTACCATAAGGAAGACCTCCACCTAGTGCACGGTTTAGGCCATAACTAGGTGTTGGCTGATACTCATAGTTAACACCTACCCCGCTACCTAATTTCTTTCTTAATTTAGGATCAAGTTGTGCTAACGCTTCTTCTATACTAACTGACATGTACATCCTCCAATGTTACTGTTCCGTCTTTAGTCTTGCCAAAATCAAACTTGTATGACTTTCCTTCTTCGATGTGCATATACGCCTTTGCAAAAGATGTAGGGAAAACTGTAATAGAGTGTAGGTCTCTGCTTGTGTCTGCAAGTGTAAGAGATGCCATCTTCTTTCCAGCCTTTGTGATCCTTGGTTTAAAAGATACAACAAACATTTCTTCATCAGTGTATGGTAGTTGCTTATAGCCTAAGAACTTAACAAGAGCGTTAGTTGATCCCTTTATCTCATCAGAAGGAACTGCAGAAACAATCCTATTGTCATTAACAAGAATGAGGTAAGTACGACCAGTCTCAATAGTGGTATTTTCATCATCAAATATGCCGACACTGCCAGTTTTGTCCAAAACTTCAACTCGTGACCATCCTGTTCCTCGTTTAATTGATTTTACCATACCCATAAATATGTATGATCCCTTTTCTTCAAAGTCAACAATGTCCTGAATGAATGCATAGTAATGAGAAGGAATCGTAATATTAAACTCTGGAAGGTTTAAATATTCATACAGGTTTTCTTTAATTTCTGCATCATTTCTTGGATTATCATTAAATGTTGCTGCGCCTATGGCATTCAGTGCTTGTAGTGCACGGCTGTTTACTCCGTTACCTTTAGTAAAGGTGAATTCTTCAAGTTCTTTGTACGAACCAAATGGTCGTGATTCAATATATCTTTGACCAATCTTGTCAGATATGAACTTGATAGCACTGAGTCCGAACCGAATGCCCTTACCCTCAATCTTAAAATCAATATCCGAATCGTTAATATGAGGTAGTTTGATGCTAATCCCCATTCTTTTTGCTTCAATAAGATATTCAGTTCTTGCATCTTTATCCTTTTCATTTTTTAATATTGAGTACATGAACTCTAATGGGTAGTGATACTTTAACCACGCCGTCCAATACGAGAGCGTAGAGTAAGCAACCGCATGAGACTTGTTGAACGAGTATCCCGCATGCGCTTCAAAGTCATGCCATAGATCACGAGCCGTATTGGGACTAATATAGGCAGAAGCACCATTGACAAATTTGTCTTTGAATACATCAAACTCTTTAGCATCCTTCTTCTTTCCAATGATCTTTCTAACTTTATCTGCTTCCGACATGGACATTTGTCCAAGGTGTACGCATGCTTGCATAACTTGTTCCTGGTAAAGAATACAGCCATAAGTGTCCTCCGTAAATTCTTTTAGTATTTGATGGATATATGATATGTTTTTGCGACCATGCTTTCTGTCAACATATTCTTTTCCAATAGTATTCATTGCTCCTGGGCGAACAAGAGCATTAGATGCTGCCAGTTCATCAAGGTTTTTTACGCCCATCTTAACAAGAAGGTTTGTGTATGGTGCTGCTTCACACTGAAACACACCCTTTGTATATCCATCAGATAACATCTGATAAACATTTGCATCGTCCATCTTAATCTTAAGAAGATCTATTTTCTTTCCATCTCGTTCTTTAATGATATCAATAGTGTCTTTTAATACAGATAATGTTTTTAATCCTAATGCATCAATCTTTATAAGCCCGATGCGTTCAGCCTCTTCCATGTCGACGCCAACAACAGGTATACGTTCATCAGACCCAGTAGAAGATCTCGTTTCCAACGGAGCAAACCTAAAAATCGGATCTTTGCTAGTGACCACACCAGCAGCGTGTATGCCAGTACCACGAATACGACCACGTAATTGTTCACCATAGACCTCCACCTCTGGATATTTTTCTCTAAACTCTCTTGTTGATTTTGATGTGCAATAATCATCCCAAGAATCAACTGTCTTTAAAACCTTGTTAACATCTGATAACGGAATATTTAAAACTCGTGAAACATCTCTAACAATGCCTTTACCAGTAAACTGTAAGAATGTTGCAATTGATGCAACATGTCGATACTGTCTAACTAGATAGTCTTTTACTTCTTCACGACGAGTATCTTGAATATCAGTATCAATATCTGGAAAGTCATTACGTTCTGGGTTAATAAATCGGAAGAAAAGAAGTTTATGCTGTATAGGATCGATATCAGTAATTCTTAGAGCATAGCAAACCAAAGATCCAGCAGCAGAGCCACGGCCTGGGCCAACCATGATCTCTTCTTTCTTAGCCCAGTTGATCATGTTACTTACAACAAGGAAGTATGGAGCAAACTTTTTATCCTTAATAATCTGCAACTCTTCTTCAAGTCTATCAAGGTACTCTTGGTTCTCTGACAAACCTCGTTCTGCCAAACCTTCCATAGCAATCTTTGCAAGTTCTTTGTCAGGACTCTTATACTGTACTGGTAGTAAGTTTAATCCTTCTTGAATATCATAGTCTTCTACTGTATCTGCTAATAGGAGTGTGTTTGAGTATATGTCTTCTCTGTCAATACCCTGCAATACCATCGCTGCTTTCATTTCTTCATAAGACAAAAGATGAATATCAAACTTGTTAAATGTAATCTGACGATCTTCACCATATAGATAGTCAAGTCGCTTCATCATATCTGGCTGTTTCTTGGACTTATCATATGTTGTATCTTTTTGAATCTTTGCATGAGTATTCATAAGAAGTTTAAACTCTTGAATCTCTATCTGAGACTTATCTGCATGGTGACAGTCTGGAGTTACGATAGCCTTAATTCCAAACTCATCTGCTAAATCAAGAAGATGCTTGTTAATATGAGGTTCGTTATGTGGCATTACTTCAATATAATAGTCTTTACCAAATTTTTCTTGGAACCAGGATATATATTTCTTTGCAAGTGCAAACTCTTCTTCTTCAAGTGCTTTAACCAAAACACTGCTTGGACAAGCAGAAGAAACAATAATACCTTCTTTATACTTATCCAATATTTCAAAATCGAATCTTGGCTTCTTAAAGAAACCATCTGTCCAAGATAGTTCGCTAATCTTGTTTAAATTTTCTAAACCAATTTTATTCTTGGCTAGAAGGATAATGTGATTATAGACAAGATCTTGCTGACCTTCTCTTTCAGACTTATCTCTTGTATCAGATATGTCTGCACACATGTATCCTTCTAGACCGAGAATCGGCTTAATGCCCTTTGCTTTTGCAACTCGGTACAGTTCCCGATGCCCAGACAATGTTCCGTGATCAGTGATAGCCAATGCTGGCATACCAAGACCAACTGCTCGGTCTACTAATTCTTCTGGAGTAGCAATCCCATCAAACAAACTAAAATGGGTATGGACATGTAAGCCTACGTAGTTCATATTACCAATCAGCGTTGGTTGATGAAGTTACAGATGGACTGTCAAAGCCCAAATAAAATGCTTCCTGCTCAGCATAAGGAATCTTCTTTAGTGCTGACTCAAGAGGATAAGGCTCAACTGTTCCCCAGTTAAATGGTTCCTTATCTGGTGCTGATGGAATCAATGTGTAATTTGTTTCAGTTCCCTGACCATTACGCTTTAACTTCCATAGTACATTTGAGATGCTTCCTGTTTCAAGAGCATACTCACGAATTGTATTAAATGATGACTGCTTGCTGATACCCATTGACCAGATTGCAACATATGGTGCTTCGATACCGTCATCTACAAGAACGTTACAATAGAAACGAAGACGACCTCTCCAGCCAGCCTTTGGATCTTTACGGTGCATTTCTTCTGCCCAGTCACGTCCTTCTGTGTCCATAGTGTCTACAGCCTTGCGCTTATAGTCTTTTGGATTAACGTGCTCCTTAACAACTAGTGCAAGTCCACGCTTTTCATTATAGTTTGCAGAGTCCTCATCAAGTTCTTCAATGAATCGGATCTTTACTGATTGGCCATCGGCAAGTTTAAGCCACTTTACCTTTGGTCCTGACTCGTCATACTTTGGCTTGTCGAGCAGGGCATTGATTGCTTTTAGTCCCTTTACTACGCTCATATTATTCTCCTTTGTGTTGTTGTATTAGTTTAGCATAAGTGATATGGAGTTGTCAAATCGAAACTCTAAGTTTTTTATTGATTCATCATCCATATCACCTATGTCTTTATATTTGCTATTAAGTTGTATAACGGAAACACGAGATCCAAGTTTTTCAATTATCCTGTCTTTCATATTTCCTCCTGCTTCATCGTTATCAGCAACAACAATAATGTTATTGAAATACTTCTGAAGCAATTCTATTTGTGAGTTTGATACGTTAGCGCCAAGGGTAGCAACGGCTGGTAGACCAACTTGGTCAAGCCTCATAACATCAAAAGATGATTCTACCACATAGACTCTATCTGCTGTCTTGACTCTGTGTAGATTAAATAATGTTTTTGATTTTGGAAGTCCTGGAGTATTCTTAAATTCTTTGCCTTCGATTGATCTGCCAACAAAACCTAAAGGAATTCCATCTGGGCTATGTACTGGAACAGTTACCATGTCTTGCTTTTCTGAATATCCTAATGAGAACTTTATGCAAGAAGGCTTTTCAATTTTTCTATATGTGAAATAGTTCCTTGCTCTTTCTGAGGCAACAAGATTATTGTGCAGTCTTTTAATAATTAACTCATCAAATGTTTTGTACTGCTCTTCTTTTATAAGAGCCTTGTCGATCTCTGTAGTAATATTTGTTAATTTTTCTTTGCTCTTAATAAATCTAGCAGACTCAAAATAAGTTCTACCAGAGGTATGCATTACAAGTTCAATCAGGTCTGCAGATTTTTGGCAAGAAAAACAAAAAAACATTCCGCTATCTTTTTGAACCTCTCCTGCTGGTGTTCTATGGTTATTATGAAATGGACAAAATATTATAAAGTCTGCATCAAGTTCTGACTCAACGTCTATACCAGATCCTGCGAGAACTCTTCTAACTTGTTCTTTACTGTATAAATCGCCTTTGATCCGTCTATTCCTTCTATCCATTCGCTTTGTCTTCTTCCCGTATATACTCCGTGTATTGATATCTCAAATTCAAAATACTTCTTGTTCTCATTATAGTCTATCGTAAAATCTATGTCTATGTCAAGTCTTGGCACATATCCACTAAGTCTCATTTCTGAGATGATTAGTCTTTTGTACTCAGCCCTAAGTCTTCCTATGGCTGATTCATCATGGATGATTCCACTAAGGTTAAACCTTTTAATCGCCTTGTGATGATAATTTGACATATCATATTATAACTACTTATCTTCAAAATCTTTATACCTATAATATCCTTTGTCAAAATCACACTGTACAAGGAAGTCTCCCATAAAGCCGTTACGATTCTTTCTAAAAGCGCATTCAATAATATCACTATTATTACCACGGCCAAGAGCAAGGACCCAGTCAGCATCATAAGCAATCTGTCTAGACCAAGCAGTCTGTCCAAGAGTAGGGACTGTTGAAAGATCATTTACGTCATCTGGGGTTGCAGAAGAGATAGCAATGATAGGTACCTCTTCACCAATAGCCATAAGTTTAAGTTCTCTTGAAAGGTTTTTCATTCGTACCGTTTCATTATCTGACTTCTGATTGGGGGCCATCAACTGAAGGTAGTCAACGATTACAAAGTCTGGTTTGTATTGATCAATTTTTCCACGAAGAACGGAAGGGTTGATTTCTCCACCTTGGTCATTAGAGATAATGTGAAATTCTGGTTTGCCCTGGAGGTGCTTTGCATGCCATTCTTTCAGCATATCCATTTCAATCTCGCCATTACTTAATTTTCTATGAGACCAACGGCCCTCACCCATAATAGTAAAGACACGATTGCGGACTTCTGTTTCGCTCATTTCAAGGCTTATGACCAGTGGGCTACGACCCTGTTTCCAGGCCTGTACAGCGAAATAGAGAGCCAACCAAGACTTTCCGATACCTGGGTATGCCAAGAAGACTCCTAACTGCCCTGGCATGATTCCAGAGGGGAGGTAGTTATCAAATCCTGGTAGGCCAGTCTTGATACCAATGTGACCTAGTTCTTGCTGCTTCTTGACATTTTCAAAATAGGCAATCGCAGACTCTAAGTCTGTTACATCAATATCACGAATAGCAGAAGTATTTTTCTTTAACTCTGATGTCTGTGTAATTAGATCATTAAGAGCAACTGTACCTTGACCATTTTGAACATTTCCTGCTGCTGATCTTAAAATATCTTTTAGGCTATCTGTTAAGTACTCTCCTTGCAACTCTTCAAGATGGTGCTTAGTTGCTCCAATGTTTGCTACAGGTGAAAAGTCTCTAAACTTTTCTGTAACAAGTTCTGCTGGTGGCAGGGTTGAGTTATTTTCAAAATAAAGTCGTATGAAATTCCAAATGTCTCCGTGAGTTCTTAGAAGGTTATCCACGTTTGCTTGTAGAAGTACATGGATTTGTTTATCCTGAAGAACTGCTGTTATAAGTTTAGCCTCTGTATTATTCACTTAGCCACTCCTTTGCCATTCTTCTACGCTCTGCTCTCTCGTTGTCGTCTCTACTTTTATCTTTTTGTGCTTGTAAAATCTTTTCTGCGTTATATGCAAAGTAATTCCAAGAAGGATTCTCTGCAACTTTAAAGTAATACTCAAGTATATCGTAACATCCTGAAATTCCATAGGATTCAACTAAGGCATCTGAAGCCCATTGTTCTACGTTTAGATTAAGAGATGGCTTTGATTCGTACCTTGCGGTATGATACTTGCTGTATCTTGAAAGCAAAGCCATGCGGTCTTTGCGTTCTGCCATTACTTTTCGTCAGCCTCCGCTTGGGCTTCAACAATCTTTGCAGTTAGTTTGTCTTCAACAAACTTGTAAACTCTTTCAAAAGCCTGATCTGTATTTTCTCCATCACGCTTGCTATCGATGATTCCAAGATCCAGCCTTAAAGACTGAAAATTTCCAAGATTTAATGTATACCCCAGCGTTACTGATACTTTCGTTTCTTCTGCCATTACCCCTCCAAGGGACTTAGTTAATAGATTCATTCCAAATTGGAATGTATCGTCCATCTTCTGTTCTCGTATATGTAAGTATACCATCGCCCATTCTACGTGTCAACTCTGCTTTTGTAGGCGTAATATCATTTGTTATTAAATTATCTTTTCTTGGTCTTCCAATATGATGTGTAGCAAGTATATCACGTATCTCTCTTACTTGCGATTCTGAATAGTATGATCTTACTTGCCACCCTCTATCCCCGCCCTTTTGAGATCCCGTTGGAAATGGAATGACTCCTCGTTTCATTAATGATGGCATATATTTTTTATGACGATTAACTAAATCAGCAGTCTGCCCTACTGTATATGCTCTTTCTCTTTTATTTTTAAAATCACTAATTAAACAACTTTCAATTTGATCTTTAGTAATATTATAAACAGACATAATGCCATTAGATTGATTATAATGATGTACCCGAACAAGGCATTTGTTTAAAAACCATACCTTTTTACTTCCAGGTATTACAGGGAGGAGATTGTACCCTTCGCTCTGAGTTGTTCCTTTTTTAGTAGCCATTGCCCCTCTTTAGAATTTTGTGGAGGATTAAAAAACTTTCTATTACCACATAGAACGCAATATACCTCAAGATGATTAATTGCACTATATATCCTATCAATAAACATTCTTCCAGAACATTTGTTACATTTGATCATTATGACGGAATGCCAACTGCTATTATATTAATTCCAACCGATACTTCTCCTGCTGAGTTAAACTTTACAACACCCTCTACGCCTGTAGTAGTTATTGCTTTAATTACAACCGTAACATTTTTGCCAGCGGTTGTATCTTTAATTGTTACTGGTGTTGCAGTTACAATTGGTGCATAAGCAAAACCAACTCCAAATGGATATGTCCATGACTTTTCTTCGCCTGCAATGATTGAAGTAGAACTAACGATTTCTTTATACCCTCCAACAATACGGGCTTCTGAGGTTTTTCTACTTTGAGGCCCCGCTGTTGTTGTATCTACAGTGACATATTTGTTTGCTGATGTTGAGGCACTTTTTTGCAACTGAATAATTGCCTGAGCCATATCATAAATATATGCAACGTCTAATGGCTGTCCTTTATCTGGAACTGATATCATAATATAATTATACCAGACTCAAAGGAGTTGTGGACTCAAAGAGAGTTGCTGAAGGATATCTTGTTTTTGGAAAACTTGATGCCTGGATTGCAAGCATTACGCTTGTTTTTCCAGTATCTGGTATTGCTCTAAATTCATTCCCAAAAACAGATCTTACAAATTTCCATCCAGTCTCTCCATTATATTTTAAATATATGTCAAATGTTTCAATTCCATTAATATCTTTTGACCAAACTGCAGATATTGTTTTTTGTTGAACAGGGTCTGATGGAATTTGCGCTGTAAAAGAAACATTAAGACCAATCACTGTATTAGTAATAGGATCTTTTTTTAGATTTACTGGAATATTGTATACTGGAGACCAGTGAGAAACTCTATTATTATCATCAGTAATTATTCTATATTTTACTTTGTAGGATCCTGATGCTCCTGCAAAATTTGTTAATTGGGCTTTTGGAATTATAACTTTTTTAATTTCTGCCATTATTGTATTCCAAGTCCAAATCTAAACTCAATATAATTAGTTGTATTTGGTGATTTTATTATCGGAAGAGATCCTGCATTTTTAATTACAGAGTACCCTGTCATTCCGTATATAGGATTTGCTGTACTTGTATTTTCAATTCTAACACCATCAAGACAGACATAATGGTTTGCGCTCACACTGGTATTTTTAAGAACAGATGCATACACTCTGACAGTATCAGCCATAGACCAAGACCACCCAGCGCTTCTTATTGCTGAGGAAAGCGAACCAGTAAATACTCTATATCTACTTCCAGAAAAAGAGGCATTGTCTAGAATCTGAACTTGAGCAGATTTACCAGAGTTAACGCCAGTTGTACATAAAAACTCTACAATTATTTTTACTGATGTAGGATTATCCTCAGTATCATCTCCAACTTTATTTATGACAGAATACGCAACTTTAATAAGATCGGATTGAGAATAATTGTCAAGGTTTAGAGATGTATTAGATAGTTTAACATAGTCTGATGTATTAGATGTACCCCATTTTGTTTGAGCAGTAGATATCTCAGAAGAGTCTCCACGAAGTGCAATAAAAGAATTTAAATATCTACATGTTTCTTTTCTTGCAACACGTTTCTCAGTAACAAACACTTTGTTATCTGCATTTGTTCTAAAAACTTTGGAAGTTGTTGATATTATATTGTCTCCATCGTCTCCATCTAAAGGTTCTGGAATGTAAGGAATTGCAGAAGTGTTTCCAGAGTATTCCCAGTTTTCAGAGAATGTATAGAGAATCTTACTATCGTATGCTCCTGCAGTTGTATTTGCTCCAGCAGAGAATACTCCAACCTCTGTTATTTCATATCTTTCTTCTGTTGGGAGTTCTGCTGTAAACACAATTTTTGAAACTCCGTTTTCAGAGACATACCCTCTTGACGTTATGGGAACACGAAGCATTTCAAAATCTAGTCTTTCTTTTGCAGCAAAGGCTGTTGCATAGTCAGACAAATTAGCAGAAGCGCCTAATGGTGTTGGGCCACATCCAATAGCAATGTGTGATGCATAGGCAGAAGCCTGGCCAATCAAATACTTGGCTATAATGTTTTTACCGTTTGTAGTTATCATATTTCATCCACCTTATATATTGTACCATTATACTGACTTCCTTTTGTCTGAATATTAACCTGTACTAACTCGTTTGGTTCCATGTTTATTACGTTGATTACCAAGTCTCCTGTTTCTGGATCAAGGTAAACTATTTCTTTATTAGGCCCTGTTCCCTCAGAAGGAACATGAGCATCTAATTTAATAGGAAAGTTATCAAAAAACTCTTTTGAAGTATCTTGTAGTCCTAAGATTCTTTGTGGACTGTACTGATAAGCAAGCATTGTAATATTTTTTATTGGTCTATACAAAACGTCTTGACCATTAATAATGTCAGATCTTGTAATAGTTATTATTTCTTGTCCACCAATGTCTTCAAAGATTAGGTCTGTCATTATCTCAATTGGAACAAGTTCAGAACTTTGAATAATTAAATTAGGAGTCGCAACCTTGATGTTTTCTTTGGCAGCAACAGTAGACACTGATGCTGGTATGGATGCTACTGGATCTACCATTACACTACCTCACTTAGATAAATTTCCATACTCGGTCCTTCTGCAGACTTTGAATATGAAATACTATATACAACAAATTTTTTACCATTAGTTCCAGAATAATCCAAATCTCCCTCATAATAATCAACCTCAGCAATGTCTCCTAATTGAATTGTAGGATTAGCAAAAATCTTTAGACCGATAGACTTTCTTGGTTTAATAATCTTTTGTGTTAACCAAGACATAAGATAGTTTGCTTCATCTTTTGATTGAATATATGGAGTGTCAAGGCTAAAATCTTTTTTACCATGAGTCATTCTACTAATCTTAATTTCTTCATACTCTCTTAAAACTTTATTTGGATATGAAACTAGGGTATCTCCAGAATATTGTGGCTTAGAAAAATCACTATTCTTTGAATAATATTCATCAACACTTATAGACTCATCTGTTTCTTGGGTAAATGTAACGCCCTGAATTCTTAAATAGTTTCCAGATGCCGCATCAAGAGTGATTGCCTTATCTGTTGCATTAAAGATTATAAACTCTGCACCATATGCACCTGCTCTAAACCCAGATACTGCGTATCCCTTTATAGAGTTAAATGTTGGAGATAACTGTGCATAGATTGCTGGATATGCTTTTTCGTATTTAATCTTAAATACTGATGCCTCTCTCATTATTGTGCCAAACTCTTCAAAATATAAATTGCTTTGAGGCGGTTCATAAGAACTTATACCAGTTAGATATGTAGACTGTATGATTCCACTCATTGCATACTTTCTCATAGACTCGCTGGCATTGACTTCGCTATCTTCATCAAATACCGTCGCTGTTGGAGTGTTTAAGATATACTTACTATTTTGCCCATAGTTAGCACCAATAGCATAAATATTTTCAAACATAACACGAGAAGATCCTCTGGTAAAAAGAGCCATATTATTAAACACTGGCAAAGGATCTTTGTCTATTACACTTGCAACAAATTGATTGTTTAGATAAATATAAAATTTTCTTTCATTTCCAATATTTTCGTATTCTATAGATATGTCATATACTGTTGGAGTTTTTTCTGCTGCCATGCGGTATTGACCAGTAAACTTGCCATCATCAACAACAATGTTTGCAAGTCCAGCATATAGTTTTTCTGGAATTGCTGCTGAAGATGCTGAGTCTTTCTTAACCTTATAAAAAATAACATTGTTAACATCTTGAGACTTTGTTTTATCAATTGTAGTTTTTCCAAGTGCTATAAGTTCCAGAAAATATCCATTGTTTGTTTCTGGATTAACCATTATGCCAAGTCCACCTGATCCACCCACAATATTAACATCTTTGTCTGGAGTTGTTCCAGGAATTAAATAATAAGATGTTGCTCCAACTGCTGTTTGTCCACGATCAGCATTGTTCTCTATCTTTCCAACTATTCTCATTCTAGTTCCAAAATGCGTAAACTTATTTGTCATTGGCTTATAAACATAAGATATGAAATCAAGAGGTGCTTCTGATGTTTTAAATGATGGTCCAGCCATGATCAATGCTGAAGACTGAATTGTTCCAGTGCTTGTTGATTGCATGTTTGCAACATCTGCTTCTTTGTAATACTGTGTTGAAAGAAAGTTTTTTATTACACCATTTCTTGTTGTATTTTTTGCTAAATCAGGTGTGACACCTGCTGCGCCTACTTCTGTTTCTGGTGCTGTTAGACCTGATTGAAACAGATACTTGGATTGCATAGTGCATCCTCTTACATTGTTATTATCTGACCAATAAGGAGATAGGCCTGCAAAGTGTGAAGTAATTGTTGTATTGAACTGTCCTCTTCCATGCTTTGCTACAGGACCATTTTGTAAATATTCTTTTCCATTTAACTCAATATAGTTTGGCTCTGCATATATTCTAACTAATCCTGTTGGGAATATTGATCCACCAAACTTAAGTTTAGAAAAATAATTTTGATATTCCTGAACATTAGTTATCCAAACATTTCCATATCCAGATACGGAAAATTCAACAGCATCAAACTTGATGACTTCTCCATTTGAATAAAAATATCCATTATATCTTGCAAGCCAATATATTCCTTCGCCAAAGTTCATTGTGTTATTAACAACTTTATTTCCAGCAACATATGGAATAGCATCTGTTAAATTTGAGTTTAACGGAATTGCGCTTAGAACATAATCAGACATTTCTGAAACTTGATTGTTTACAGACTTTGTTGTCTCTGTTCCAGAAACCTCCCAGAGAAGTACTGGTTTATAAACCCAGGTCTTTTCATTATCAACAAGGCTTGCTTGTTTAATACTTCCAAATGTTTTTTGAATATATCTAGATGTAAAGTTAATCTTTCCATCATTATAGACCTGATTATCTTCTGATGTTATCTCAATAATATTTGATAGTGCAGTAGAAGTAGACATATTCTTAATTCCATTATTTTCAATAAGATCATTTGTTCCTAAGAACTTTACATCTGTTGCTCTTTCATTATTAGAAGGCATAAAATAATTTTTGCTCATCATTACAAAGTTGTTATATTCATCAAAGAACATTGCTGTTTGTGTTGATATTGCTATGTCTTGCAAAACTTCTGCAATTGTCTTGTTCGAGTTAGAAAAGAAAAATGGAATAACTGACTCAGTCTCGCCAGGTAGCCTTTTAAATACGTAGTTTGAAAAACCAGCATAGTCTAATAGCATGCACACGGCAGTGCTGACTGATACATTTGGAAGAAGAAGTTCTGGTGCTGTAACTGATTCAAAATAAAAAAACATATCTCTTAACGATAAAGAAACAGTTCTTTCGGAAATATTGTTTGTTGGGAATCCCTCAGAGTACATTGTCTTTAATGGAACAAAATAATCGTATCCATCAACATCAACAGTAATGTCATAAAATTTAATCTGTATATTCCTTGTTATATATTTACTAATAATACTCTTAAGATTGTTTGGGTTAAATGCAGAATCATGGTCAAACATATTTAGAGTTCCAGTTGAAGCAAGCAGTTGGCCCACTGGTAAACCACTTATGCCTAAATCTGATGCTGACTTTGCAATAGAAAAATCTAATGTTTTGTCTGAAAGATTTACACAAAGTCTTGGAGATATTTCAATTAAGTCAAAAGATGCTTGCGGAGTATTCATAGACTCGATGACTATTCTTATTCCTTTAATATAGTCAAACTCACGATACCTATTTCTAAGATTTACTTGATCATAAAATTTTACTGGGTCTGTAAGGTCTGTCACAAAGTTAGTCACACGGTCAATAGTTTCTTCTTCTAACTGCCAAGCGTACTCTGGTTTGAAGGTTGCATATTGCCCACCATTAAGCCCTCCCTGTTGCCATATATAAAATGTTCCTACTTCTGTACTTGATGGCTGGATCAAGTAAGCATATCCATGTATATTTTTTTCTGGTAAAAATGATGCGTCTGAATAAGTCTCTGCAAAGATAAAGGATGATCTGTATGAGTCTGGAATCTTAAGGCCGTAGGACAGTTCTACATATCCATCATGTTTTATTACTGCTGTTCCATCTCTTCTTGTTGTTCCTTCATTAAATGAATACAAGTCTGTCCAGGTTCCATTTTGAAGCCCCTGAATTTTCCATCTTTTTGGAGTCTTGCTTTTTGAATCTCCGTAAAATGGATCTGAAAATGTTGAGTCATTTGAAGAAAAAGTTCCAAGATCAACATTTCCAACATGTGTTTGCATTTTTACTACAACTCTATTTGCTGGCACATCTTCTTTATATACAATAAATGGGCAAGCATCTTCAATAGGATAGGCTGAGTCTATTGTAGAAGATGATATTCCATATTCTACACCATCTTCTGTTCTGTATGAAGACCAGTATTTAAATAGGTCATCTTTGTGGCCCATATAGTATCTTGGTCTTCTTGCCATATCTATATTAGAATGATGTAAATATTTGCCACGAAGAAATAAAGATTTGTTAATTCCAGACCTAGGTCTAAATTTTGAGAAACAATCTTCTAATGAATAAAGCATTCCAATTTTTTCTTTTTTTGTAGAAAGGGTAAAAGGATTTTCTGAATCATCAAACCCTCCGTCAATTACAACATCTGCATCAGTTGCATTTGTATAATATTTTACTGCAGAAGAAGAGGTTCCAGAATCGTATGGATCATAAGATCCTGGTAAATTTTTATATGGAGAATTTTCTTGCTTTGGTCTATATCGATAATTTCCAATTCTTGAAATATTTTCTGGAATATTCATATTCCATTCAGCAATGATTGCAGACTGTGTTCTTATTACAGAAGACTCTTGAAGATGTTTCTGCAGTTCTGGATTTTCAAACATTATACTTCTTCCAATGTAACAGATACATTCCAGTAGTCAAAGTTTTTTCCACGCTTTTCTACTGTGTAAGAAAAATCTGAAAAAAACATTTCAACTAGTTGGCTATATTGTGGTAAGTGTGCATATTTATTTATGCTTGGCTGACCAACATTGTTAAAGTTAGAGTACTTGTCATATGCTAAGAATACCCAGAAAGATCCTTTATGGTTATCATACCAATCAAGCATTTCAACTCCACCTGCACCAGCATCAGTTGTAAACTGTAGTGGCTGATCTTTATTTCCAACTAGATCAGTAGTAGCCAAACCAGTAGTTATATTAAAGTCTGGAGAATCTAAGAATGATCTTGAAGGTATCATGTTCCAAGATGTAGATATAGTTAATTTGTCTGCAATATGATAAGACCTTGTTCTTCCATTTATCATTCTTTCTTTCTTTTCAATTCTTGTTGTTTTAAAATCTATTGGGCCTCTATTATCATCTGTCAATATTAAAAAGTTATCATACTGGCGTGAGTCTGTTACATCTCCATGCAAGGAGTCTACCTCTAGGCCATTTGGAATATAAACTCCATTGCTTAGGGTTCCAGAATTCTCTGACCATAGCATAGCCTGTGGTCTGTTGTAGTACTTTCTGCCTAGCATATAGGATGATGATGCCATTATAATCTATTCCCCCGAATTTTCTGTGCATCAATGCCCTTTATCTGAGCAATGACTGTCTTTGCAATTTCATCTGGATTTGAGTCAGATTTAACATTTACATTGATGCTATAATTATACACTGAATCCCCAATAGAATCTCCATTATTTATTGCCTTCATTCTATCAACTCCATAAGAATCAACGGCATATTTACTCATTACAAACTCTCCTGGGGTTAGCATTGCTGGGACAGTGTCTGTTCCTACTGAGAATCCACCATTTAGGAATCTTGCAACATCAATAAATCCACCACTTGAGAGTTTTACTGGTCTACCTTTTGGATACTTTGCAGTAATTCTATTCATTGCTGCATTTGCTAGGCCATTATCTCCATCGGCACGGAGTCTTGCTACTCCTGCCATAAGAGCATCGTAATCCGCTTGGGCTGCTGCAAGAGCATTTGCTGCTGCTTCTGCATTTGCTGCTGAAGTTGCTGCAACTGCATTTGCTCTCATGTTTGCTTCTGCTGCAGAATCTGTGCTGCCATTTGTGTCTTCCCCAGCATATCCCTTAACCCAACCATTGGTATCGCTCCAGCCATAATCTCCTACAGGCTTGGTTGGCTTCTTCCATCCACCTTTACCGTCAGAAATCCATGCTTTGCCAGGCTGTGGTGTTGGCGTGTCAGTTGGTGTTGGTGTAGGGGCTGTAACAGTTGTTGTAGTAGCCACTGTGTTAACATAAACAGTCTTATATTCTTTTGTAAATATTTCAATAGTTTTCGAAGATGGTAAAAGATTAATGTCTCTAAGAATATCTGCCATAGACTTTGCGCCCTTTGCAGTAGACTCTGCAATTGCTGCGATAGCGTCCTTCATTCTCTTTTCCATAGCCTCAGCAGTTGCTTCTGCTGCTAATTGAATTCTTTCCCAATCATCTGCTGTAAGTCCAGCAAAAGTTTCTACATCATCAAGTTCTGCATTGATGGCAATAAGCGCTGCTTCTTGTATAGCAAGAGATGCATCTTGTTCTGCCAATGCTGTTACAATTGCTTGCTGTGCATCCATTTCTGCCTGGACTGCTTTAAGTTCCGCTTCTTTTGCTAACTTTGCTGCTGCGATTGCTGCCTGACGGGCAGGTTCAAGGTCATCTTGCTCTTTTCTTAGTTTGGCAAGTCCATTTTCAAGATCTAATTTTTCTTTTGCTATTGCCTGTTCTAGTATAAGTCTTTGTGGATTATTTTCTAATGCATAAATTTGTTCTGAAATAACGTATTGCTCTTCAAGAATTTGGCTTCTTGTTTTTCCATCTTTGTTTGTTAGAGCATTAACATCATTTTCTCTTGACTGATTAAGTCCGTCCATCTGTGCATTACCAAAGTCTGCAGCATTAGCAGAACGAATATCTTGAACGGCTGCTGCTGCAGCAGAAATATCTCCAGATGATAAAGCGTCTGCCAAACCTAGTTGTTGTTGCTGCTCTCTTGATATTCTTTCGTTAATAGATAATACATTTTGTAATGCTTCTGCTTGAAGGTCGTACTTTTTATTTATGTCTTCTGCTGCTTTATCGATTAAAGATAGGTCATGGCTAAGAACATTTGACTGATCTTGATATTTTTTAATTGGGTCATCAAAGTCTTTCTTTATTTGATCTTCTTTATCAGAGATAGACTTGTCAGCGTCTTTCTGAAGTTTGTTAATTCTGTCTTGCACATCTTTTTCTTTATCATCATATTCTTTATTAACTGCATCAACAGCATCATTCATAGACTTACTAATGTTATCAAACTTTGTTTGGATCTGTGCCATATTTGCATTAGCAACATTCATTTGTGAGGCAACTAAAGATCTTTCTTTTCCAACACTTGCCTGTGTTTTATTTCCAAGCAATTTAGTTAACGATTCTGATGTATAAGCCTTTTTTGTTGCAGGGTCAATCATCTTTGCTGCTACATTTGCTATAGCCTTTGCTCCAACGTTTTCTCCACCGTATGTAGTTCCATCTGGCCTTGTACCCTTTTCACTTACGTAGGCTCCAAGTTCTGATCCAGTCATTCGTGATCTTAGTCTTGATTTTATTCCAAGGGCTTCTTGAGCAGCAGATGCACCACCCATAATAATTTCTGATACTGTTTTTGTAATGTTTACCTTAATATCTGAATTCTTTTTAATTTCATTTAAAGAATCAACTACATCTTGTAGTGATGCATTTGCACCAGCAGTCTTATTTTTAACTGCATCCATTGCTGCAAGTAGGGTGCTGAGTTGTTCTGGATCTCCAAGGGCATCTGTCATTGCTCCTTCTGATATTCCACGAGACAAACCAGATGATGCAAGAAATGCCTGAAGTTCTTGTCTTCTTGCCATATCTGCATTTTCTTGTCTTGCTCTTGCTCCTTGAGAAACTATGTTGTTAATCTTGTCTCTTGTGTCTGCTTGAACAGCAAGAGCATTGTTAATCTTGAGTTCTTCGTCTGTAATTTGACCTGTTGCAATTGCAGTTGTGTATGCCTCATCACTTAATACTCTTTGGATTTGAGTATTAGTCATTCCCAGTGCCGCTAATTTCTTCATAACAATTGACTGCTGATCAAAGTTTCTGATTGTCTGAATTTGTGCTACATTGAAGTCACCAATAATTGCTTTGTTAAATCCAGCCGCAACTTCTTTTCCAGCCTTATTTAGGACAAGATCTCCAACCTTAGCGCCATCCTTTAATAATTTTTTACCTTTAGGATCGTTTGGATCAATTACTCTGCCTTTATTCTTGCCACTCTTAACCTTTTTAGTTGCAACCTTGCCATATTTAGCCTGCTCTGTTTTGTCAAGACCAGTAAACCAGTCAATGAACTGTCCATTATAACCTTTAGTAGGATCTGTTGCCTGAGTAGGCTTGCCAGATTTCATACCCATTAGTTGTTGTTGTATACCGTTAAATTTATTACCAATTTGTCCACCAGACACAGCCTTAAACAAAGCCTTAATTCCACCTTCAGCATCAATTGCTGCAAGTCGAACATTCTTAAGTCTTGTCATCAAGTCATCAATTGGGGTTGCTGCTCGTTCTGCTTTTTCTTTTAGTGGATCAACACCAGGAATTTTTGGACCAGCATTTGCTCCCTTAGCATTTCCTACGTTCCAGGCTTGTGCTGCTACGCCATAAGTTTTATTAATAAATTCTCTTGGCATTCCTGCAGTGTTTATGCCTTTTGCAGCAAGATATGCATCAATAACATTTGAATCTCCAGAAGCAACAAAGTCCATCATCATAGTTGTTGTTATTTGTGTTCCATCTGCTCCAACAAGCATATTCCATTGAGCAAGAATATCTTTCATTGTTTGATCGCCTGCATCTGCTTTTTGCTGAACCTCAAGTTTTGTTAAAATTGTTTTTGGCTTTCCATTTGGACCAGTTATTTTATCAAGTGTCTTTTTAAATGCTGCAACTTTTTTAATTTTGTTGATACCATCAACGTTCATATCAACAGTAGTTCCGTACTTAGCCTTCATGTTAGAAAGAATATTTATTGCTTCTGTATTTTCTTTAATATTTGCTTTATTTTCTGGAGCAGAAATGTACGCAACAGTTGTTTCTATTGTCGTATCTGTTGCTCCACCCTTCATAAGCATTTGCATAACAACATTTGCTTCTGCTGAACTTCCAGTAACTCCAACCAATAGTTCAAAATTTGTAACAAATGTTTCACTATTTTCAGCAAGATCAGCCAACCTTATAGCAACAAATGGATCTATAGATCCTGCTCCAAGTTCTAGTTGAAGAACACTCTTAAAGGTACTATCTTTCATTCCTTCAAGTCTTGTTACAGAGTTATCAGCAAAAGTTTTCATAGCACTTGAAGAGTCTTTATATCTTTCTCCAACAGAAACCTTTACTGCATCATTAAAAGCAGTTGCACCTATAACATCTTTTTGTGCAACAAGTGTTTCTAGATTTGTTTTATTTTGAGCAGTTAAAAGTGCAAGATCTCTTGCTCTATCTTTTTCAATGATTGCTCTTACTTTATCTGTTTTTGCCATTGATAACTTAATATCGTATTGCTTATTAAGAGCATCAATAGAATTATTTCCACTTTCAAGATTTGCGATAGCCATTTGAACTGCTGCTGAATCTAGTTTTGCTTTTTCTTGGCTTGCTTTGTTTGCATCCCACATGCCTTTAGCAAAAAGTCCAATAGATGCTACTGCTAATCCCCAGCCGACTGGGTTCCAGATATTTGCTGCAGCAAGTGCTGCTATTGATGTTGCTGCGACAACTGGTGCTGCTTTTAGTGCATTATTTGATGATAACTTTTCAGCAGAAAATCCACCTTTTGTTGCAACTGCGTTATCAAATGCAACCTTTTGCTGATCCATTGCATTTTGTTGCAACTTTGCAATTACTATAAGAGGATCTTTAAGCAAATCTTGACCATTAGGACCAAGTAGTTCTGAAAGTTCTCCAGTAATTACTGCTGGAATTGTATAACTTCCCAACTGCTCTCCAAGTGCTGAAGCAATACTTCTTGCCTGATCCATAGTAATAACGCCTTGAGTTATTGCAACTCCAAGTTGTGTTGCTATATTTTTTCCTATATCTTGTTGAGATGATCCATTTTTTGCTTGAACATTAATGTCTTCTAGAAGTGCTTTTCCTGGTGCAGAGGTTAAGTAAGTTTGTCCAGACTTTCTTGTTTCTGCATCAACACCAGACGCCATGTCTGCTCTTCGTTTATTTGCAGACTCAGTAGCACTTACTGTTTTTGTTATTTTAGAAATTTCTATAAGTTTATCTGTTGTCATGGACATAGAGTTACCTAAAGCAACACCTTCTTTTCTTGCATTGTCCATAGATTTTTTATAAAGCCATACTGCTCCAACAACTGCCGTTAGGGCTACTGCTGCAGCCTGCCAAGGATTCATAAGCATTGGAAGCATTCCTGCTACTGCAGAGGCTGCAAACAATCCTGTTGTAACTTTTGCGTCTGCTCCTCCCATCATCGCACCCATTGCTACAGCACCAAGAGCACCAGCAGCAGGTCCTGCAACTTTGCCAACTCTTTCTTGTCTTGCTGCTAGATTTAATTTACGGGTTTGCTTATTCTCTGCCTTTTGCTTTCTTGCTGCTGCTTCTTCTTCACGCTGTTTAGTTAGTTCAGCACGACGCTCACGATCTGCCCTATTTTTTTCTTCATTGGCTCGCATCTCTGCAGTTCTTGCTGCTTTTGCTTCTGCTGCTGCTTTGTCTTGTGCTGCTTTAAGACTTGCTGCTCTTGCTTTTTCTTGTAATTTTTCATGGTCACGAAGAGCCTGTGCTAACTGTGCTTCTGTTGCACCAGCCTTTTGTAGTGCAACTCTTTTTTCAATCCAAGTATCGCCCTTAGCCTTACCACGAACACGCATTGTTTGTCTTGGCATATCTTTTTTAGGAACAACTGTTGTCCCTGCTGGCTGCTTAATAACTCTTGTATCATCTGCTGTTCCTCCAACTCTTTTTACCGTACCAGTTTTTGCTTTTCCAGAAGTTGGTTTTATTTCTTTTATTTTACCAGTTTTATTATCTCGAAGTCCTTCTCCAGGAGTAGCAAGAATAAATTCACCAGTTCTTTTGTTTAAACGTAAATCAATAAGTTGCTTATATTTTTTTATGTCATCGTAAAAAGTCTTGCCTTTTCCAGTTCTTTCATCTAGAATAAACTTTGCTGCTTCGGCTGCATACTTTGTTTCTGGGTTGATCATTCCAGACAATCCTGGTGGTGCTTTTTTAGTTTCTAGAAGTGCATGGGCTTTTAATTCTAACTCTGCTGCTTTAGAAACCAGCATTGCTTCTTGTGCTGTAACTGGATGTCTTCCAGTAGCAAGGAATCTTGCAGCAGCGTTATACTCTCCACTATTTGTACCTAAAAGATTTCCATATTTCTTGTCCCAGGCTATTAAATTTGATGTTCTTTTTTCGGTTAAATAGTTGTTTACTGCACCTAAATCACCAAAAGCGTAACCCTTATTCCATTTCTCTGCAGCCCTTGCAATTGAACTTTGTCCCTTTTCTGCTTTTCCTGGTTCTACGTGTGCTGCTTCCATTTGAACAAGTCTTGCTATTTTTCCAGAATCTAGGTTTGGATACTTCTCTTGCATATAAGCCTTTAACTTAGAAACTTCTCCTTGTGCTCCAAGGGCTTTGTTCTTTGCTTCTGTCTCTGCTAATACTGCCTTATACTCTTTGTACCCTTCAATATTATTAGATTTAAATCCACCAGCAGCCTTTGTTGGTCCACCAATTGTTAATCGCTCTTTTAATTTACTCCAGTTAGCAAACGATCCATCTGATACTCTCTTACCCTTTTGAGAATCAATATCAAAAAGATACCTCATACTTTGTTTTAGATGATCAACAGTTGCGCCTTTTTCTCCTTTACGACCAGTAAAGATTAGTCCATCTGGGCCTTGAACTGTTTGGGCTGCCAAGTTCTTAAGGAATAGTGGTTTCTTTTTTCTCCAGGCTTCTCTTGTTTTTTCTGTAATTTCTGGGCTACGAACAAGGTCGTCCATATATCTTTCAATGTCAACAACGTGTGGAGGCATAGCCTTTGCTTGTGTTGGGCCATCTGGAATAACTCCAGCCATGCGACCACTTACCCAAAAATCTTGATTAGCGTGTCCTGACTGTCTCTTTTTTAATTGTTGCTCTTCAAACTTTTTAATAATCTGTGCTGCTGTTGCTTGCTTTGGTGTTGAAGGTTTGACTGCAGAATGAACTGCGTGATATTGTGACCAATCAACCTTTAGACCCTCTTCAAGTCTTTTGATCATTCCATTGTAGACAACTTTTTCATCTTTATTTAATGAGAACCCCTTTACGGTTTGTCTTAGTTTTGGAAGAACTGTTTCAATCTCTTTTCGCATTGCAGTGTTATATTCTGCTGCGGTCATACCCTTTGGAATTGGTAATGTTGATTCAGCAAAGAACCTTCTTGCCCCACCCTTTTCTCCCAACAGATTAATATTGGCCATCTTTTCCATTGAAAGCATATCTTTTGGTTTTGCATAATCTCTTAAACCAGAAGCCATCTTAAATACTCCAGCAGTTCCTACATCTGCAAGTTTGTTACCAGATAGGTTTCCTCCGTGTAAATCTTTGTCTCCTCTTAGATTTGCTGCTACTAACTGTTTAAAATATTCATCCTTGCTAAACTTACCACCCATATTCTTTTCAGCAAATTTAGGATCAAATGGGGATTCAAGAACAATAATTTTTCTTTTTCCAGAAGGATCTAAGGGATCACGCATTGTTCTGACAGTTTGTACTGGTGTATCAAGACCGTGTGCTTGTCTTGCTATTATGGTTGCTCTTTGTTCTGCAAGGGCAGCCTTTTCGTCCATCATTGGTTTTACAAATACTTTATCTCCATTTGGCTTTTGATACATACCGCCAATACCAGGAACTGGGAAACTTCTTCCAGATGAGTCTGCAATTTTTCTACCAAAGTCAGTTGGGGCCATTGATCCAAATCTACTATTTTTTGCTGCTTCTGCAACTTGCTTTAGTGTTAACTCTTGCTGCATTCTCTTTGTTACTGCATCAAAAGACTTTGGCATTCCTAAAAATAGTGGTTGAGAAGAAGATTGAGATTTTCTATATGCATCAATTTGTGGTTTAATCCAAGGGTACCTTGCTAAATTTCTTTCATGTTGTGCTTGGCGTCTTGCATCTTGTGCTTTTCTCAGTGACTCTAGTTGAGGAGATAGCGGTTTTACTTGAGGCCCTAGTTTTGCTGCTGGCAACTTTCCAGCCATATGTCCTGGAACACTATCGGTAAATATTGCCTTAAGAAGTCCATGATGCTTTTCAGTTAACTTTGCTGGAATAACTGCTTCACCTGGAGCAAGCATTGCTGGTTGAATATCTCCAGCACCCTTTGGTCCTGGAACTGTTAGAACTCCGTCTTTATACTTTCTTATTTTTAGTCCAGCCTTGGCTGCATTTGCTCCTGCTTTGCCACCTGTAAAAAGTCCAGGGCTTGATGCTGCAAGAGTTCTTGCTTGGGATGCTGCTGTCTGATAAGCCCTTCCAAGTGATTCTACAGATGCTCTTTCTACTCCAAATACCTGAATAAGTTTTTGGTGAGCACCGTGAAGTGCGTTAGACTGTACTGTATTTTCAAGTTGATCTTGAGTTAAATAGTCAAACCCTGAACCAAGTAACTTAGTCTGACCATTTAGTTTAGCAATTCCGCCACGAAGCATTGCAAAGAATTTAATAACGTTTGCAACGCCGTTAGCAAGTAAACCAAATGTCATAAGAACTACTGGTCCTATTCCACCAAGCACTGCAAGCATGATGGTTACAAACTTCTTTGTTCCATCACTAAGATTATTAAACTTCTCCATTAACCCGCCAAAGAATTTAACTACTGGAGTAAGGGCTTCTAGGAATGCCTTTCCTAAAGGCATTATTTCTACTTTAAACTTTTCAATTGCTGCCTGGAATTTTACTCCAACAGCATCTTCAACCTTTCCTAATTCTCGCTCAGACAGGATTGCAAGATCTTGAACAGATGCTCCAGCAAGTGCCAATGTTCTGCTTGCTTGTGATCCATCTGCTGTAATATTCTGGAACAAAGTTGATAGACGGGCAAACTGGAACTTGCCAAACATCTGCTCAATTGCTCTTGCACGGTTAAGAGGATCAAGAGTATCAAGTGCTTGTGCAAAACCAATAACCGTATTCTTTAAGTTTCCAGCATTTTGCTCAACAATTCCATCTATATTAATGCCCATACCAGCAAGCATTGCTGAGGCTTTTGCTGTTGGATTAATTAATGCTGCAAGACCAGACTTAAGTGCGTTAGCACCTTCTGATGCATTAATTCCACCTTCCTTCATTGCAGTAAGGAAGAAAGCAAGATCTTCTACAGAACCACCAAGTTGCTTAACAACTGGTGCTGCTTTAGGGATGGCAATTGTTAAATCTTCAATAGAAAGTACTGTCTGGTTTTCTACTGCGTTAAGGAAGTCAATTTTCTTTGCAAGATCTTCTGCTGCAATGCCAAATGAGTTAGTTAATGAAATTGTTGTTTCAAGTGCTTGCTGTTGATCAACTTGACCAAGAACTGCTAACTTAGTTGCTGTCTTTACTTGCTCTTCAAGTGCTTTGCCAGAAAAACCTGCAGCAGCAGCCTTGGCTGCCATTGCCATTGTGTCTTTTACTGATAGACCAAACTTTGTGTACTCAACACCAATTCGTTTAATATTTTCAACTGCTGTATTTGCCTCTGCGTCAGAGGTCATCATGTTTCCATAAACACGCCTAAAGTTAACTGTTTCTTTTTCTAGTTCTCTAAAAGCCTTCGATGCTGCACCCATAAACATCATTAATGGTATTGTCAAACCAACCATTAACTGACGACCAGCCCACTGCATATTCTTACCGTAGTTTAAAAGGCTAGTAGAGCCTTGCTTTAGTAATTGATTAAGAAGTTGTTGTCTTTGTGCTGCGTACTGTATGCGTGTACCAAGTTCTGTAAACTTACCATTAGTCATTGCAAGGGTTCTTGGCATTACCCTGATCGCATCGACAAGCCCTCCGTTAGCCTTTGCCAACTGAATATACTGAGACTGAATTGCCTTTACTCTGTCACGTCTTGCACGGTTAAAGATTTCACGCTCTGCTGCAAAAGCACGACTAAGAACCTTAGTATTGGCAGTTGCAGCAGCAGCGGAATATCTGAAGTATTGCTTAAGGCTTAACTGGTTTTTTTCTAGTGCAGAGGTGAAAGCATGTGTACTAGTTTGCGCCCTAATCTGACTTGCAGAAAACTGCCCAGTCGAATTTATAGACTGGAGCATCGCAGCATTTAAACCCTTTTGGGCATTTGCTGCTGCAACGTTACCTTGTGCTAGGGATTGATGAAATTTACTAAGTGCTCCTTGGAGTCTACGCAACTCTGCCAGCGCACCTGCGGTGTCAAAATGTATACCTATGTTAGCATTTACATCAGACACTGTTCATAACACCCCTTTTCATTTTTTGTCTATCGAATTGAATTTACAATATTTGCTGTATCACCAAGATTGATTCCTGCTGCTACTTCAATAATTTTGTATACCGTTGGAAGATCTAAGATTTCTTCTAGGTTTTCTCTATCTTCTGCGATATCTGCCTTGTACTGCTTTAGGGCAATCTGTACGCAATCAACTAATACATCCATTGACTTTTCGTTATCATCTGCCACTGTCGCCAATTCTCCAAAGCGCTTCATGAAAGGCTTAAGAAGAGACAGTTTAAGTGGTCTTACTTCAATCGTTGTTCCATCAAGAAATGATATTTCATTTTTCTCTTGAGTCTTTGCTGCCATTGTATTTCCCCCTTGTGGTAGTAATTAATTATACCACGCTGAGAGCCTATTTTTTGACTAAATTGTTTCGTACTCTAGACCCATATTTATACCAAAACCAGCCTGCTTTGCCTTTATTCCTTGATAAGAAAGGATATCATTTGCATCTTTTGCTTCACCTTTACTAAATACTCTTGACTTCATTTCTTCCCATTCATCTTTTTTGCCAAGACTCTTGTCTAAATCTACACCTTGCATTGCTGCTAAAAACTTGTTGTGTCGATATTCCTGGTCTCTTTTTGCTGCCAAGGTAGCAGACAGTTCTGGCATTGACAAAGATAGTTCTAGTTCTTCGTAGTCTTTCCATATACCAAGAAGAAACACTTCTGATTCTAATGCTGCAAGATCTAAGCCTTCCCAAGATGTACCGCTTTCTTTTGCCTGCTCTACAACTGGCTCTTCTTCTTTTTCGTTTATTTTAATTCCAGCAGCAATGGCTAGTACTTCATACACAGTTGGCATATCTAAATTATCCTGTACATCTTCTATACTATTAGATATTTTAGGATAGTACTGTTTCATAGATATTCTTACGCACTCTGATAATGCTTCCATACCTTCTTCATCATTTTTAGATTCCTTGACAACTTCAAAAGCAATCATAAACTCTCTTAAGTATTTTATTTTTAATGGAGAAACCTCAACAGGAGTATCATCAATTAAATGAATAGTCAAAGAGTCGTATATTTTTGTTGTCATAAAACAAGTATACCAAACAGAAAAGCCCAATCTCGAAAGACTGGGCTATCTGCTTTATTAAGTTGTATTATCGTGTGCGGTCTACGATCTTACCGTATGAACCGTCGTTGTTTGGTAGCAAACGGAATGAAACTTCAAACATTGAAGCCTCGTCACGCTTTGATGATACAGAAACATTCTCAATTGAGATTGCACGGTATGCTGAGTAAATACGCTCAACTTCCTTGTCTGCTCCACCATAACCTGAACCTACTGCAATAAGACCACGCTCAACTGGGACATCGCCCAAGTCTCCTGCAGAAATATCAAGTTCGACAGCATCTTCATCAGTTGAATCTAGATCTGTTTCTGGACGAGCAATTGCAATGAGCAAGTTTTCTAGAGTTGCCTCTGCGAAAGATGTTGCCATTGTTACCTGCATGCCCTGCTTAAATAGTTTTGCTACGTCAAGAACCTGATCCACGTTAACTTCACCGAAGTCTGGTTGGAACTGTAGTTCTAGTCCGTTGCTTGTATAACCAACATTTGTAAAACCTGTTGGACCTGAAGTTGCTGATAGTGTATCAACATACTTTGTCCCAGGTACGAATGCTGGTGTTGTTGCCATAGTTCCAGTTGCGTTCTTTACGAACAGTGCTGCTGCACCAACAATAATGTTGCTGGAATTACCTTTTGTATATGCCATGCTTCCACCTCTTTTTCCTTGTTAGAATTTGAAGCGCTTGTTTCCTCGCTCCTATTATATCACTATTTTTACTAGTCTGATTTGTGCCAGTCGTAGTCGATGATCATCTTATTCCCCGCATATGTTCTGGCTGTTCCAAAATCAATGATATCTCTTACTTCTTCTAGTTGATAGATCTTAAAATGATGAAAGAATACAGGCTTAGATTCTGCTGACCATAGTCCTACATTTTCTCTTGCCCAGTTGTTAATTTCTTCTGCAGACTCATCTCCAGAGTCTAGTAGGTCGCTAACATACTGCTGGATGTGAACCATTTGCTCCTGTGGAAGCATTGTTGCATTACCTGTAGCATAAAAGTAGTATAAGACCTGCTCACACTTTATATGTGGAAATGGGCCTCTACGCATTCTAAACATTCTGTCATATACCGCAAAAAGTCCATTGCTGTTTGGAAAAGTCTGTGTCAAAGAGTCAATGTCTGTTGGAAGAGTTGGAAAGAAATATGTTGCCTCTCCAGTTCCAAATCTTTCATCTATCTTTGCTGCAAGATACTTATTGATTATACTTGGTGGATGATGTATTAGTGCTGACATTATTTAACTCCTATCAAACTTGCATTAGCAATCCAGCGATACCCTGTTTTTATCCCTTGAGATCTTCCAGACTTGCTTCCTGCTGGCAGATCTTTTTTGTATGCTTTTGGATATTTAAACTGTTTAGATAAACCACTTGTTTTTAAAAATGATTGACGGAAATATACTCCAAAGAATTCATTGATTACTTTTTCAAACTGACCCTTTGTTTCTCCTCCAGGATTGGTAACTACAACTGGGTTTGATGTAAATATTTGCTCTCCGTCAATATCAAAAGACAGAACGTTTGCTTTCTTTGGCTTAATTGTTACGGGAAGACCTGCTTCCATAATCTTTGCTTTGTCAGAAAATGGAACGTTAGAACCTTCTTTTATAGATGTTGATTGGCGTAGATTTGATTTAAAAGAAATTCCAAGAGGACTAATTGTATAGTCTATGTCAAACAATCTTGCTTTTGGACTACCAGTCAGTGTCCATTCATAAACGTGGTGTAAAAGTTCTGGGGTAACTCTAGCATTTGAATCAATATACTGTGAAGCAAGTTCAACAATCTGTGGGGCTAAGTCATTAAATAATTGCGTCTTTCCTTTTTGAACTCCATCTAGAAATCCAAAAGAATAAGACATAATGTTGTCCATTTCTTTTTTAAATCTTTTACTTTCTGTAGTAACTCTCATAGGTCACCTGTTTGATTTTCTGATCTACGAATAATTATTCTATAGTATTCAATACTGCCAAAGGCTCCAGTTACAGGTTCAAATGTTGCAATTTCAAATAGTGTTGGCTTTCCAACTCTCGGTCCAGATGTTTCAAGAAATATTCTGTTTCCAGTTTGATCCGAAATATCTGTAAGCAATATGTTTGTCATTGCCTGAGCATCTTCTCTGCTTGAAAAACGAATATCGCTTTTTGTTCTTCCAACCAGAATTGAGTTTGTTGTTATGTTTACATTAGGCTTAACTTCTTCTTTAAATGCTGATCCGCCAGATGTGAAGTTGCAGGCTACTGTTCTGTCTAATATCCATTGCTTTTTAATTGCTCCATAATTTCCTTGCTCAACTATTGGGTAGTATAAAGACGCTTGCATTGGAAACATGAAGTCTGGATCTTCGCACACGGCCATTATAAAACCCCAATTTTTTTAATAGACTTAGCATACTTTGAAAGTATCTTGTCTACAATTATATTTCCTGTTCCCTCAAAAAGACCTTTATCAAATTGTATTTTAAATTGGTCTGTATTATATGATGAAATATATCTTTTATAGTAGTCTAATTTTCCACAATCAATATCATGAATTAACATCTCTGTAGCACGTCTTATGTCTGATGGAACAGTCTCGTATCCGTGCTCAATAACAAATCTATAATCCCAACCTCTTGCAAACCCACGATAAATAAATGTTGTATCAATTGTATCTGATTGTCCAGCAGGAATAATAATTGGAGCGCCTTCCATTCTGTCAATTAAGTCTGAAGAAGACTCGACAATTGCAGACTTGTCTGGAGTTACAGAATAAGATCTGTCTTCAACAAGAACATTATTTTCATATACTGATAAAATTTTCTTTACATTATCCCAGACTGGGACATAGTCAGAACCATTTCCAGATACCTCTAAAACCTTTTTTTCATAGTAAAATCCATCTTGGATCACTGAATCAATTACTGCTCTTGCAATTTCTTCTTTTAGGGCATACTCAGCAATTTCGGATGCAGTTGTTCCGTTGTCTTCTGGGTTTGAGTATGGTCTAATTATTTCATAAAACTCTTCGTAAACTAAATTTGTAGCATCAGAACTATCATTGGCAAAAACTTCTACTTTATAGTCATTATCATATCTTCCTGAAACTGATGAGGATAGTCTTACTCCTGTTTGAGGATTTGAATATGTTGTTTCTGTTACTGAAAGATCCGCCATATCTATTACTTTTACAACAAAGTCGTCAGACCCAATTGGCACCAAATAGTGCTCTATAAAAATAACATCATATGGCGGAACTCTCAATATTTCCATATTAGTTTTCCAATGCTGCTTTTAGTTCATCTGGTGTTGCAAGTCTAATATGATCACGAGACAACCACTTATCAGCAGCAGCCTTAGTAACAATATTAAATCCACGATAAACCTTGCCAGCCTCTGGCCATGAAACATTTCTTGTAGAATGAATTGCGACCTTGTCAGAATTATCAGCCTTTGGAGCGTCTGATGGCTTTGGACCATCTGCTGCCATTGAACCAATAGCACCACTCTTTAGAAAGCCTAGGGCCTGATCAGGAGCCTTTGGGGCCTCTGCTACAACTGGTGTTGGATCTTCAACAGGAAGAGTTCTTGGCTCTACCGCAATTTCTACAACTGGTGTTTCTACAACCTCTGGTGCTGGAGTTTCTACAACTTCTTCTACTGGAAGAACTGTTGAATCTTCTGTTACGTTTTCATTAAAATTATTTTCCATTATATCCTCCTTGTTTGTATTATATCATTAAAGTATTAAGGGGGACAGGAGAGTGAACTCCCGCCCCCCATTAAAGGTACTGTTTACAGATTACTCTGCTGCAGCGTCAGCGAATGCGATTGCATCCTCTTCTTCCCACTGAATACCAAAGCGGACGAATACTGTGTACTCAATTGTGTCCTTCTTTGCTACGTATTCACGGTTTACAGTGATGTCACGCTGGAATCCCCATACACGGTTTGCAGGGAATGTCAAGTCGATATAGCCTGCTGGGTAGTAAGGAACTTCCTGAACTTCAATTCCGAGAACACGTGTTGTACGTGCTCCACCGAATGTCTGTCCGATACCATCAAGGTATGACTGGCGGTTTGCCTGGGTTGATCCTGGCATCTGGCCTGCAAATGCTTCTGCAACTGCATCAGCAAGGGTACCGTTATTCTTAACGATTCCTCCGAATGCATCTGTACCTGCGTAGAACTTAAGATTGTTCTTAAGTGCACGGTACTTACGTGGCATTGCATTGATGATGCCCTGCATTACATCAGGTGTCCAAGCATTATCTGCTACGGTTACT